CAAATCACCGACGATGCTGGCGCCGAGACGCATGGCTTACGGCCCGCCCAGCCGGCGATTCAGCACCCGCAGCAGCAGGTCATGCAGCGCGGCATAGCCCAGCGTCCCCGCCAGCCAGGCCACGGCGAAGAGCCACCAGCCGTCGAGCTCGAAGGCATGGGCGATGAGCCAAGCGCCGGTGCCGAGGCTGCCGCCGGCCAGCGCGTGCAGCAGATAGGCACGGGTGAGCAGCGGCCGGTCGCTGGAGGAGAAGCGCGCCATCGCGCCGAGCGCACCCAGCGCGGCGGCCAGCAGCGCCTCGCCGATGATCGCGCCGATGCGCTCCGGATCGATCATGGCGTTGCTCCTATCGGCGGCAGAACACGCGCCAGGCGATGCCGGCGGCGTCCCGCTCGGCGTGCTGGACGGTCAGGGTGTCGGAGCCGAGGGCGAAGGTGTCGTCCGCTGCGACGGTGGGCAGCACGGCGATGGCCACGGTCAGCACGTCGCTGGCCTGGATGACGCTGGTGCCGAAGGCATCGCCGAGCCGGTCCGGCGCCGAGCGGACCACGCGGAGCAGGACCGGAGGCCCGGTCCCGCCCGCGCGGTAGATCGCGTCGGCACCGATGTTCGGATCTGAGGCCAGCGCGTCCATCGCGGCGGCGAAGGCGCTCAAGCTGGCCGCCGCAGTCGCCAGGCGAGCACGCCCACCACCGCGGCGACGATGACCGCGATGGCGACGGCCGGTGCGAGCGTGCCAAGTGCCTGGATCGCCGGTGCAGCCTGCGCCACGGCGGTGGCGATGCCCGCAGCGCCCACCAGCACCGCGCCGCGGCCGGTGCCGGTGACAGCCGCCACCTCGCGGAGCGTTGCCGGCGCGGCCGGCGGCACTCCGGCCAGGGTCAGGGCTCGGTCGATTACCGCGGCCGGATAGGCGAGCCCGGCGCATTCGTGGTGGATGATCGCCTCCACCAGCGGGCGCAGGTGATCGTGCCGGTGCAGGTCCACCGCATCGTCCGCCCCGACGCCGATCCGCCGCGCCACCACCGCGATGTACGCGGCCGTGTCGTTCTCCACCTTCGGCGCCCAGCGCTCGATGATCGCGCGTGGCGTCCCCAGCTTGTGCCGGTCCTGGTAGGCGAGCAGCAGTGCGGCCAGCGCGCGGATGCCGAACTCATGGCTGGTGAAGCGGCAGAACCGCCCATCCGACGGCGGATCGGCCAGCCCCTGCCATTTGTTGGCCGGGACGTGCTCGATGTTTCCCGGGTTGCGGTTGCGATAGCCGCGGGTTGCGTGCGGGGCGATTGCCCTGGTGGCGGCGCTCACGTGCCGATCGCCGGCACGCGGTTGAGCCATACCCGGACGGTGGTGTCCGCCGCGAGCGCCGCCAGGCTGGCGATGCCCACCTGGAAATTGCCGGTCGCGGTGGTGGTGATGCGCCGGTTGGTGTTGTCCCAGAAGACGCGGGCGCCGGCGGTGATGGCGAGCGCGGGCTCCTTGGTGATGTCGAAGACACCCTGGGTGGCGGCCTCGATGACGGCGTTCTGCGCGCCATCGACCGCGGCGACACCGAACAGCGCGCCGACCAGGACGCCCTGGCCCGAAGTGACGCCAGCGGCATAGGGGACGGCGAGAGCCAGGCTGTTGCCCGGCTGGACGTAGTTGCGCATGGGAATGGGATCTCCAGAAACGCAGAAGGCGCCCGGTGGGGCGCCCTCTGCATGGGTTCACGATGGAAGGCGGTGAGCCGGGATCAAGTGCCCGGATTGAACCAGGCGCCGCGCCAGTCGATGGCGCCCACGCCGAAGTCGAAGATCACCGAGACCTCGACGCCGTCCACGCCCTGGACATTGCCGGTGGTGACCTGCGGCCCCTCGGCGCCGTTGAGGTAGCCGTAGACGTAGACCGGCGCCGCGAAGGGATCGGAGAAGAGATACCAGCGGTTGGCGGGGATCATCGGCTCGACCAGCGGCTGCACGAAGCCGGCATAGACATTGGCGTTGCTGGTCTGCGTCGCCTGCACCGACACCGTGAGCTGCCGCGCGGCCAGCTCCTGGTTCGGCCCGACCAGCAGGCGCATCTGCGAGCCCACCGCGATCGGCAGACCGTCCAGCGTCCGCTGCCGCATCACCGCCGCACGGCCGAGCGCGAGATTGCCCAGGTCGAGCAGCGTGCCGGCAGTGGCCTTGTTCAGCCGGGCGGCGCCGGTGGCAAAGACCGGGGCGGCGCCTGTGACCAGCGTCGGGCCGTCGCCGCCGGCGCTGTTCACCAGCGCATAGGCCGTGGCGTTCTCGAAATCGGCGACGCGGCGGCCGATCATGCTGGCGAAGTCGGTGAAGGCCCCGAGGTCGTCATTCACCAGCATCTGCCGCGTGACGCGGATGCGGCGCGCGAAGGTCTGCAGGAACACCAGCTCCTGGCTTTCCGACATGGTGCCGGCCTGGATCTCGCCGTTCTCGGAGAGCGCCACGAGGTTGGGGAAGTCGCCGACACGCAGGTGGCGGTGCGGCTTGAAGTCCCGGAAATCGCGGCGGAGGAACAGCGTGCGATAGGTCGGCTGCGCCGGGGCATAGGCGGCCAGCAGCATCTTGTTGGCCGCGGCCGAGAGCAGCGCGGGGAAGTCGCTGGTGGTGTGGAAGGCGCGCTCGGCGAGGATGGTGGGGTTGCGGGGGATGTTCCGCTCGCCGCGGGCACGCAGCAGCTCGCCCATCATGTCGGAGGGGCGCCAGCCCATGAACTCGACGTGGCGGCCGGCGCCAGGGCCGGTGCTGGGCGCCTGGTAGCCGGGCATGGAGCGGGCGGCGAGCGCCTCGGCCATGGCGTCGAGCAGGCTGGCCGGGTCGTCCTGGCCGGGGCCGGTTTCGGGGCGTGCCGGCAGGCTCGGGCGCGGCGCGTTCTGGGCGAAGGCGTCCCACAGGCGGCCGCGCAGCACCTCGGGCGAGATGCGGTCGCGGATGGCGGCCTCGCGCATGGCGTCCAGCATGTCGGGGGTCACCAGGCCGCGGGCGGCGGCCAGCACAGGCTCATAGGCGGCGATGCGCTCGACGGCGGCGCGGTCCGCCTCGGCGCGGATGGCGTCGATGTCGGGCGTGGGCGGCATGGCGCGGGTGGGTTCCGGCGGGGCGGTGGTGGTCACGGGGCTCTCCTGGGGCGGGGTGCTGGGCGGCGCGGGCGGCGCCGGCGCGGGATCCGGCGAAGCCGGCGTCGTCTCGGGCATGGGTGGTTCCTCGGGGATGGTCAGGGCGGGTTCGATGGCGGTGGCGGGGGTGCCCTGATCCCCCTCGCCACGCACGACGGCGGCCGCGTCCACCGGGACGGGCACGATCGAGATTTCGTAGGGCTCCCAATCCACCGCGCGGTGGATGGTCTGGCCGGTGGCGGCATCGGGGCGCGGGTCGTAGCGATGCACCCGGTAGCCGACGCTGACAGATTGCAGCGTGCCGTCCGCGACGCGCTGCCAGACCGGCTCGACGTCATCGGCGCCGCTGAATTGGAGGGTGGCGTAGCCGCGGCCGGCCTCGAGCCGGGCGGCAGTGACGCGGCCCAGGACATCGCGGGTGCCGGCGCGGCGGTGGGTGTCCAGCACGGGCGCACGGCCGGAGCGCAGCGCGTCCATGCGCACCGCCTCGGGGCGCATGTCGAGTTCCTCGATGATGGGACCAAGCGGCGGCACGAAATTGCGGGCCCGCGCGCCGGTGCTCCACACCACCTCGACGGTGCGCGCGGCGCGATTGACCGTGACGGGTGCGGCCAGTGCACGGCAGGCGGTGATCGAATGCCCATCGGTGGGCAGTCGGTCGGGCGCAGCCTCCTGCTCCGGCGCGGGGGTGCCCCCGCCCGGTTCGATCGGTTCGGTCATGTGCGAAAATCCTGGGCTCAGGGCGCCGTGAAGCCCTGGAGGTTGGCGATCACCACAGCACCTGCCGTCACCGCCTGGATGTTCAGCGCGGCGTTGGCTGTGCTGCGCAGCGGTGTCGGGAAGTCGATGTTGGTGGGGCCGAGATTGGCCGGCAGCAGCGCCCGCCAGATCGGCGTGGTGCCATCGCGGATCTGGAACTCGGTAGCCGTGGCGCTGGCGTTCTGGACCTGCATCCCCGTCACGTAGCGGCGGATGCCGGCACCGGCCGCGGCCTGGACCACCGTGTCGCTGCCGGTGGCAATGCCGGCCAGGGGACCGGCATAGGTCCAATCGGCCTCAGGGATGGCGTAGGGCTTGGTGACCAGCGCGCCGATCAGCGTGGCCAGCAGGTCGACGCCGCGCGCCGTGGTGACGGCGACCGGGTTTGCCGAATAGCCCGTCGCCGCCAGCACCGGCACGGCGCCGGCGGTGTTGCGCGCCTGGCCGCCCACCACGCTGAGCGCGGGGGCCGCGGCGCTCAGCACGTTGACCCCGATGCCCTGGCCGGCGACGGCATTGGCGCGGCCTGCGGTGATGGCGGTGGTGAGCTCGGCGTAATCGGAGATCGAGACGAATTGCAGCCGCAGATCGGTGCTGCTGGCCGGCGCCAGGTTCCGGCTGATCGTCGCCCAGCCGGTGTTCACATAGGCGCCGGTGAAGCTGGACCCGACCAGGTCAAAATTGTTCGCGTCGATGACCGTGATGGCGAAGGTGCCATTCGCGCCCGGCACGCCGGCGACATTGGCGACGGTGACGGAATCGGCGCTGACATAGCCATGCGCGGCGCGGGTGATGCGCACGAGGCCGCCGCCATTGTTGGCCACCGCCGAGATGCCGTGGAACACCTGCCGGTTCCGCACCCGCACCCGAAAGCGGTAGAGCGCGGCGGGGTCGGGCAGCTGCTGCTGGCGCGCGTAGGAATTGGCGCGCAGCCCGGTGCCGTCCAGCGCGCGGCCATGGAAGTAGCATTCGTCGCTGTTCGGCTCGAGTTCCAGCACCGACCAGCCGGCCGGGGCCGTGGTGGGGATGGTGACGCCCGAGGCGGTGCCGAGCCGCGGGGCGCCGTCGCTGCCGACCTCGTAGTTGGCGAGCGTCGCGCTGATGCCATCCAGGCGCCAGGCGACGATGTTGCGCTCGTCGGGCTGGCTGGTCTCGGGGTTGACGCTGACCAGTTCCAGCCAGGCAGTCTGGCCGGCGATGCGCTGGCTGAGGTTGAGCGCCACCATCGCCCGCAGCGGGAGCATGAAGCTCTGGCGGCTCAGCAGGACCAGCTCGTCATCCAGCGTGGTGCCGGTGGAGATCTGCGCGCTGCCATTGGCGATGGTGAGTGTCATGCCGGCGCCGGTGGCGAGCACCTCCCAGCGGGTCGGGTTGATTGCGTCGCCCGCAAAATTGTCGCGGAAGCGCCGGCGCATGCTTTTGACCTTGAGCATGTCGTCGGCCCAGTCATAGCCGCCTGGGATCATGAGGGTGTTCCTGGATTGGGGGCGGCGCCCGCATCGGCCGGCGCATCAGCACGGGGGGATGCGGCGCCGGTGGCCGCGATTTCGATGGCGGCGAGCTGCGCCGCGTCCTGCGCGGCGCCCGACTTCGCGACGCGGCGCGGATCGCTGTCGAGCGAGAGGCCCGCCTCGTCGAGCAGGGCATTGGCCTCGCGGATCATCTCGACCACCTGGCGGAAGTCGTAGCCGAAGGCACCCACGGCCTCGGGCTGCGGCACGAAGCCGGCACGGACCTGCGCGATGAGCGCAGTCGTGTCCTTCAGCGGATCGATCATCTCGTGCGCCGGCGGGACGTGCGACAGGCCCTCCGGCACGTCCGCGCCCCAGAGCCCAAGCAGCGCGCCCTGGGCGTGGAAGCGATCGGCGATGGGCCGCACCAGCATGGGGATCAGCATGCCGTACTGCACCTGCTCGCAGAGGCGGCGGAACTCGATCTTGCCCGCACGGAGCGAGGAATAGTTCGCCTGGCTCAGATCGCCGGCGACCTGGTCGTAAGTCAGGCCGGCACCCACCGCCGACGCCTCCAGCGCGCGGCGCGCGAAGGCCGCGTGCGATCCACCACCGGAGGGATTCACCACCTCCACGGATCCCATGCCGCGGCGATACAGGATCATGCCGGGTTCGAAGCTCTCCACCGTCCGGCCCTGCGCGTCGCGGAGGAGGCCCGAGGCCGGGCCGGTCATGGCGTCATCGCCATCCTCGGAGACAACGGCAGCGAGGCAGGCCTCGATCTTGGCCTTCATCAGCAACGCGGCCTCATAGTCGCCGAGATCTCGGAGCCGCGTCAGCACCGGCGCGAGCCAGGAGACGTCCCGCAGCTGGCCGGGGCGGCGCTTGCGATAGATGTGCAGCACGTCGCGCGCGGGCACGCGTTGGCTGCCCAGCCAGGTGGCACCCCCCGGCAGCACCCAGGAGGCACCGGGATGCACGCGATGGAGCCAATAGCCGACTGGCTCCCCCGCCTCGCCGAGGCCGATGCCCTGCAGGGTGGGGACGCCGTCGATCACGCCCTGCCGTGCCGTGTCGAGGTGGTCGCTCTCCAGCACCTGCAGCCGAAGCCCGATCGGATTGGCCGGCGTGATGTCGGCCGGCAGCAGGCGCACGAAGCATTCGCCGCTCTCCACGACCGCGCGCATGACCAGCGCTTGGAGGCCATAGAGATCGAGGCGTCCTTCGGCGTCGCAGGCGGTGCTGTCGGACCAGCGGCGCCAAGCCTC